GTCTTTTGTTTCCTCTTTATTTTCATCAAGAGTGTTCAGACCATCCCCAATAAAATCTTCGAAGGTGATGTCTGCAATGTTTAATTTTTGTTCTTTGGTTGCCATATTTACAAAGGTATTGGTTTACTTATAGTTAAAAAGTATAAATTTATCTTTTATACTTAGCTTTATTGTATAGCACTCTGTTCTTGAGTCCCCCTACAATGTATCTTTTTCTTGACTCTTCTGGACGTCCTGTTCTCCATTCATAAGAGGCTATTTCTTGGTTAGTCTGATACGATCCCCCCATCTGCATTTTATTAATATACCCACTAATATAGGCTTTTTGTTTTGCTAAGGCTGCTTCATAATCTGGGGCAGACGCATATCTATTTCCCTGATAGTTGACAAAGCCTTTAGGTTTTAGCAATTCTTCAGGACTTTTCTCTCCTTTTGCTAAATAGTCGTTGTACATCAGATTCATGTAGTTTGATACAGAATCCTTAGCTGATGGGAAATCTTTTGTAGCCCCACTATCTGTGTTCCCTACATTAAAGTAGTTATGCTTACTTTTTAAAGTCTTGCCTAACTTAGTCTCCATTTGACCTTGAGTCAAAAGAAGATCTAGAGGATATTCATAGTTAGTTTTTCCGTAAAAGTCTTGAGCAGCATCTGCAATATCTTTAGCTGTTAGAGTACTTCCTTTAAATATAGGTCTTGATAAATATTTATTAGCTTTATCGTAGTAGCCTTGATAGTCAAAGTTTGGGGATGATTCTGATAATTCTATTGGGGCATCAGTAAAATTTATTTGTCTTACTAAAGGATTTATTTTTACAGCAGTGGTGCTTCTGGGCTCTACTATATCAAATCCACCATTCTGAAACTCTGGAGCTTTAACCACTTTAGTCGGATACATGTACTTATTGCTCTTATCTTCTTCTTGTATATCCCTTAATACTCTCATGGTATTACTAGGGGGCATTAGAGTTGTACGTATCGGCATTAACTCTCTTTCAAATCTACCATCTTTAGACTTTATATAAGTTACATCAGGTCTTTCTTGATATACAGGTTTCTCAGTTGGTTTTTTAAATTTTGGAACTAATGGATTACTAGGATTTAATCCCAGATATATAGGGTATCCAGATACAGGTTTTGGCTGCTGATTATTTAAAATTGTTAGCCTCCTAAAAGAATTATAGAATGGATAAGGTGTGTCTAGTAATGTTTGTGCTTCCTGAAAATTGCCGCTATCAACTAAATTACTTATTTCTTGAGATCTTGCATAAGATGTTTTTGGAGCATTGTAAACTTCTAAACTATCATTATAAGCTTGATTAGCCACTCTAAACTCTTCTGGGTCTGTATATATCTTTTGATGAAATCCCCCTTTCTGCATCTTAGCAGGAGATTCGATTACTGTCCCTTCATATGGTCCAGTTGGGAGATTCTGTATCCCTGGAGGTACAGCTTTAAATGACTCTACTAAATTCCCTTGATTATCTATTTTATTTATATCGATAGGAACTTTCATCCCTACCGTGTTAAAGCTTTGACCAGGTTGAACATTAGGGAAGGCCATAGATTGTTGAGTATTCCCTGCTTCATGTGCAGGACGTAGACCTTGCTGTTGCTCTTGTGGAGTCTGAGCAACTTGCATTGGGGGTTGAGTACTAGCAGCCTGTTGCTCTTGTATAAACTCTTGAACTAAATCTCTACCCTGATCGTAAGCAGAATAAACATCTAGTATACTCCCTGGAAATCCAGAGGATCTAGCTCTATCTAATAACTGTCTTCGGGTAGCATTATCCATTAAGACAAGAACTTAAGTTTGTATTTAGCAGAGTTAAGTGTAGACTTAATAGTATCTAAGTCATTAACAATCTCAGAGAATTCACACCCATCTTGAACTCTGCATACTTTATCATACAGTTGTTCAATGTAATTAATAGCATCTTTAACTGACCCTAATCTTGGGGCAGATACATCTGGGTAGTCTGGGATTGTCCCAGTTGCTCCCTGATACCCTTCTGCAATTGTATCTGCAAGTCCAGGGAGTGCATCATAAAGTTCATTAAGTGCTTTATGTGCAGCATAAGATCCAGCCCCAGTTACAGTTAAGTGAAGGATGTGAACCTTAGTTGCAGCATCCATTAACTCTACAGCTAATGATGGGATTGAATCTTTCTTAGATGCTTTTTCTTTCATCTTGTCTATATAGCTCATTCTGCGAGATTTTGATTTGCTTTAATATCTAGTTCTTTTTCTTTCAAAGCTAGTTGTTGCTGCTTAATCTGAAAATCCTGCATCATCTTTTCTAAGTTAGTATTAGATGACTTATCCTGAGCTTCAGCTGCAATAAGAGCTTTCTCTATTTCAAGTTGTCTGTCTTTTTCTTTATCAAGTGCTGCTTGCTGAATAGCCTGTTGTTTAACTTGCAGTTCTTGCTGAGCTTGCTGTTGTTGAGCTTGCTCTTGTGCTTTTCTCAATTCATCAGCCTGCTTTTCAGCTTGCTTAATTTTATCTTTAATCTGAGAGAAGCTATCACTTTCAAATATAGATACAACCGTAGACATTGGGGTACCGTTTTGTACAGCAGCCTGTGCCAAGCCTTCTAGCTTCTGTTTCTTCTCTGAATCTTTCCCTGCATCAGAAACAAAGATTCCGTACTCTGCCTCCATGTGGGTTACAGGCTCTACGTCAATAGCATCCATACTTCCGTCAGGCATTACGTACATAGCCTTCTTTCCATTGAGCCAAGCCTCTTTTGAGTAATCCAAAAGTCCTTGGAGTTCTCTTCTTTCGTAGTGAGCAAATTTTCTAAAGATATCCTCTGTAATGTGAGAAGACTGCACAATGCTCTGCTGGGACGTGGCTTTTCCTTCATAAGAACTCATTTGGCCCTGTCTCTGCCTAGTCACTCCACTGACTTTCTCCCATTCGATCATGATAGATTCAAGGAGAGTTAAGTATTGAGATATAGTCTTGATTGACATATCCAACACTGACTGATGCTGTGGGGATAACTGAATTCCTTCTTTGTTGTAATCTACCCAAGCAATACCTGTCCCCTCTACAAAATACATGAACTTATCCATGTCCCAATTCTTTGGGATCATGTTTATGTCGAACTGAGCAATGATGTCCTTACTACGTGCAATAGCTAGTTCAAGACGGTATTTGTAAATATTGTAATTGAGCTGATAAGCTATTCCTAGACTTACCAAGGAGACACTCTGAGAGTTAATATCTGAGTATTTCCGTCCATTGATTGGGAGTTTACACCTGGATGGGTTATCTAGACTGCTACGTTGGTTCTTATATGGACGGATATTAACAAAGAATCTTCTATCGATCCTGGTTCCCTCCCACACTTCGTTAACCCACTCCCATTCCATTTTGGCATTAAGATCTTTGAGTTCTTGTGGGAGCTTATACCCCTCTTCAATATCAAACATCTCAGTATTCCCCGTATTAGGATCGTCATAAGTAACAAACCCAATACGTTTTCTACTTTTCCAGTAAACTGTAATTATCTCAATTAATCTATTACGATATACGTTATCGTCTGCCCCACTAGCTTCAGCTCTATATAAAAGGTAAGCTTCGGCTGATGTATGTGTTGGGGACTCTAGCTCAAGAACCTGCTCATCAGATAGATATTCCCCGAATATGTCAATGATGGTAGAAGCGTGAGAATATTTTCTAATGATGGCCCAGTCGGCATCCTCAACAAAATCGATATCAGGATCTTTGTCATAGTCTATATCTAATGGGTTAACTACTTCGTAGAATACTTCTTCTCTTCTCACCCCCTTATGTGAATAACACTCCCCTGTTACAAGGAAGTGGAAGAATAGCTTTTGAAACTTGTCATAAACCTCGTTGTAGTACATCATGTAATTCAAGGCTGATTGCCCCATTACTGCTCTGTGGTCTACATAACTTCTTTCAAATTCTTCTGCTACTTGCTTTGGGAGTGGGGGCTCTTCTTGTTCTGGGAGCTCTACCTGTGTTTGCTTAGCTAACTCAGATAAGAACTTAGCCTTTAAGTTAGCTAATATCAAGTTCTTAAGTGCCTCTTCTTTTAGACTGATTGAGTCAGCGTTTTGCACTGTCACAGTATACTCAAGAGGACGTTTAGATTTCTCCCCAAGCAATAGATCGATGATCGGCTTAATGATCGGATAATTACGGAGCTTCGAAGGAAAGTGGGACCTAGTTTTCCCATAAGGCTTAAGGACATAGTTGTAGTCCTCCTCATCGATTACCCCGTTATAATAATCGTATAGAGACTTTAAGTAACTGCGTCGCTCACTTATACCAAACTTAGACAGATTGATAAAGGCATTAACACAGTCTTCTTTCCACTTGTCATCTTTCTGAGAGAAGGGGATTCGTTGCTTGGGGATTGTAGCTTGTCCGAACATTAATACAAAAGTAGGTTTGTTTTACAGCGGGTCTTTAAATTACGTCTTTTTAGCAATGTGTTTAATATATCACACTACATTTTTATTACTTATATATTTTATCGAACCAGTCATTGCTTGAATTATCTCTATCATTGTAGCTTAACTCCTTGTTATAGAGCTCTCTAGTGTGGTACATCCCCACCATAAAAGCCATTACACGGTCAAAGTTACCCTTTCTGTTAAACTTGATTAACTCTTGCAATAAAGCTGGGTCATAAATCTTTTGCAAGTTAAGGGTAATTTCCCCATCTTCAGTAGCTCCTCGTCCAGAAATTAGCCAGTCTCTAATGTACAATTCTCCTTGAGATTTTCTTTGCTCAGTCATATGCATCCCATACTGACGTTTTACGTTCTTACTTCTGAGATCTTTCTTATCTAACATTTCGAATTCCTCTTGAAGAAGGTGCAGCTTTCTAAACCTTTTAGCATAGGGAATAACTTCACCTCGGTCATTTTCAAATCCAATCTTAGCATTGTAGTACTCTGCTAACATAAACAGATTTCTATTGTACTCATCCTGAGTCTGAGGTCTCCCAATGTAGGATGCTACGATAATATCGTCAGGTTTAGACAGATTGTTAGGGACTTTGATAACGTATGCTGCCCCTAACGAACTTGAGCTTTCAGCTTTTCCCTGTGCATACGGGTCATGGCAGATAATATACAGATTCTTTGGGGTTATCTCTTCAACATCTGTTTTAAATGGGGGTTCATATACCACTACGGCCCCAGTTAAGTCATCATCTTTTCTGTGTGGGAACTTGGTAATTGGACGTAGATTATTGTTGGGGTTAAAGTCTGCCTTTCCTTTAGAGTTGTAATACATCTCCCCAACTACCCCTATTTTATCTAAACTTCCTGATATGACCCTGTTGTATTGCTCTTTTAGTGAGGCTACATCAAAGGTATTTGCAGTCACTTGAAGTGTTGCTTCTTGAGGACTGAATGGATGTTCAGCTATATACTGGTCATAAGATTTAGGGTCATTCCCCTTCTTTTTCTTTTCTCTTTGTTCTTCTTCGTATTCAATAGCCTCATTAATCAAGCTGTTCCCATCCTTATCTATAAACCCATCTAGGTTTTTGTAGATAGGGACAAAGAAGCCACAGATTGTCCCCATAGCCCCAGCATCCCAATCGTTCTCAAACCCTAAGCAGTCGTAAGCTTCAGGGTGATAGAAGAGTTCTTCCAATCCCTCAAATCCAGGTCCTTCTTCTCCCCCAGTTCCAAAAGCTATCATGGTACCTAGTGTCTTAGACCCCTGCCTCATTGTAGGCATAGCTACCTCCCAAGCTTTTAACAACCCTGAGAATGAACCTGATTCTTCAAAGAATATCAACTCCCCTGCTTTACCACGTATTTTATCTGGGTCATCTTTTAAGCTTACCCCAATTATCTGTGACTTAAACCCTAATGTAACGTCTGCCCCGTTTACATTCTTCTTATACCCGGATTGCTTGTGCATCTCCCTATCAATCAGACGAGGCTGTGTCCAAGCTGTGTTATCGTCTATAAATGACACGATATCCCAAGCTTTAGATAACATCCCGTCCCCAGTTAAGTACTGTTTATCTGATGC